GATATATTTTTTTGCTAAGGCATACACATCTTCAAGAGCACTATAATCACGGATGAATCCACCCAAGATCATGATGCCAAAAATATAACCCATATAGAGTTCATTCTTAGCAATAGATTCAAGTGTTTTCGCTAGCATTTAAAGACTCTCCAGTTTTTTCATCGTCCAAACTTTTTATCCATTTGTAGTTTAACATAATACATTCCTAAGATCCAAACGGAGAAGAGAAATCCCTCACCATAACCCATGGAATGCCAAGCGTGTACTGCACCATCCATTATACATCTCCCTCAACACGGTTTTCAGAATGATGAACATCAAACTCACCACCAGGATATCTTGACTTGAGTTTATCTACATTCATCTCAATAATATCATCAAGAGAAATATTAAGTCCCATACATGCCTGTGCAACATACCACATGATGTCTCCAAGTTCACGCTTGAGGTGGAACAGGTTCTCTTCGTTGACTGGTTTGCCTTGAAAGATAATCTTCTTTACAACTTCAGTAAACTCACCTGCCTCAGCAGACATTCCTACAGCAGCAGTAAGAAGTCGATGTGTTTCAAATCCTTCTCCACGAAGTTCTTGAATACGATACTCAAAGGCATCGGCATCTTGACTGGGTTGAGATGTGACGGCATTCACAAACTCAAGATATGCATCAGTGTTTACTTTTTGTTTCATTCTATTCAACTCCTGTTGATACATTTCACGAGTCCACCCATCATTATAAGGTGAGTCAGCTTGAATTTGTAGTTCAGTCTTATTCATAAGTCTAATTTAGGTTGTTCGGATTGTTGTATTTGTAACTTTTGTCCTTGGACTTCAATGTATTCAGGTTCTTCTACTTCATAAGAATTACTATTCACATCAATAGTAATATCTCTGGTAGGAAGTTCTGGTCTTTCCAAGAGTTGAACGTCAACTGTTTCATAGATTGGGTTAAATTGATAGTAATGCCCATCACCTCTCATTCTAATAAGATTAACGGCATCTTTGATAGCACCACAATCAGCAATTTTCTTGCCATCGGGATCAAAGACTGAATAGTATCCTCTCAAAACTTAAATCCCTCAAATGATTTCTTGGGTCTATCCTCGTTATTATACTCCTCTTCCTGTCCGGAGTCAAGTATATTATCTTGTGCTGATTGTTCACAATCATAAAGACGCATCTTGGCACGATCAATTCCAATCACAAATCTCTTATTGACTACAGTATCATTGTATCTGTTCTTTAATTGCTTGACCATTATCTGTCCCATCAGTTCAAGTTCCTCAGTGCTAATAAGGGCAAACATAAGATCAGCAGTAGCAGGGAGACCAAAGGACTCAGAAGTGTCAGTAAGGTCAACGTCAGAGCTACCATAACCGCTACGAGTGGTCTGGGTGGCAGATACGATAGGGACCTCGGCTTCGCCAGCCAACCCTCTAAGCTCCTCTGCAATAGACTTAATATAGCTATATGAATTAACAGACATCCCCGACTTATAACGGGAGGAAGCACATATATTAAGGTAATCAATGAAAATAATATCAGGTCTAAATGATTTCTTAAGTGCAAGCTCACTAAGAAGTGCTTTAAAATGTCCACTGTGTGCGCTCGCAGTTGGATACTCTTTAATTATAAGTGTGCCCTGAGTTTTTGCTGCCAACTTAGTTACTTTATTCTCAAACGTTGACTTAGGCAAATCTACAATATTCTGAATGGCAACATCTAATAAGTTTGCGTCAATTCGTTCAGCAATTTTCTCTTCTGCCATCTCCATTGTAATGTAGAGAACGTTTTTCCCTTGGAGCAACACGGAGCTAGCAACATGGCACATGAATAAAGACTTCCCGACGCCAGTACCAGCAAGCGCGATAGTAAGAGTCTTATTAGATATGCCCCCGCTCGTAATTTTGTTAAGGTATTCGAGATCAAACGAAACCTTCTCCTCCTTCCTGTGATAGTACTCATATCTTTCTTGATAATTTTCTAGGTAATCGTGTCCAATGTTGTTGTCAAAAGAAACTGCCAGTGCATCAGAAAGAATGGAAGGAATTGCATCTCTACTCTTCTTCTCATCATTTCCGTCTGCAATGCTAATAGATTCCATCAGTGCAAGATAAATTGCACGGTTACGACACCACTTTTCAGTAGCATCCGTTAACCATTCATTATCTACTGGAAGATCCGTAAACGAATTGCAGATGTCTCTGGTTTCTTTAATCTCACTCTCGTTTAAATCTGTCCGATTTTCAACCTCAATATTTAGTGCTTCTGTTGTGATGGCAGAACCGTACTTCACAATGAACTGAGTAATCTCCTCAAAGATTACTTTTTCACCTCTTTGCTCAAAATATGTTGGTTCTATAAATGGAATGACTTTGCGAGAATAATTTTCGTTGCATATTAAGTTTCTGAGAATTGTAGTCTCAATTCGTTCCATAGGAGAAAATCTTCTTCGCGGCAGCATCAAGTTGCTGCATTACTTCTTCGGTAAAATACGTATCAGGGTCTTTCAGAATTGCCTTAGCATAAACTTTCTTACCATCTATCTCATAGCGACCTGCAACATTTTTCCAAAGTCCGCCAGCCTCACCGAGTTCAAGAAGACCATAATATCGATCAAGACCACGCTCATCGTAATAAAGACGCACCGTAACAATTTGATTCTCCTTACTTAAACGTGACTTAGCAGTCTTTGCCTTGATAAGATTTCCGATGACTTCTGTTCCATCCTTTTCTTTCTTCTTGCTGAGATGAATAATGGTACTGGCAGCATACTTAAGACCACTACCACCTCCCATCTCTTTAGTAGGAACATAAGAGCCGATAACATCATAGGTATGATTGGTGACGATCATAGGAATTTTAGCCTGCCCCAGTTTAAGTGTCAACATCCTAAACGCACCTTTAATCAGTTGTGATTTTGTCATATCACGAACTTGCTTTTCGTTAAGTGCGTCGGTGATCTCCTTCTCTGTGGAAAGCATTCCTAAAGAGTCTAGCACAAACATGCAGGGTTTGCGTTCATCTTCAGATTTTTTTAAATACATATCCACTGCCTTGAGTGCCTTACTACGGAACTCTTCAACAGTTACTACATTAACCACGACCAGACGTGAGAGATCAATTCCTCTGCTTTCGAGAAGAGATTTATTAACTGCTGCCTCGGTGTCAAAATAAAGGCAATATCCGTCAGGATTAGAATCAAGAAAGTTTTTGACGACAGCGAGAGAAAAGAAAGTCTTGCCAGTAGAAGACTCGCCAGCAATGGCAGTAATCTTATTCCCAGATACGCCACCAAATATACTACCTGAAACGAGTCCGTTAAAGATGTACGAACCTGTGTCCACGTAAGTTTCTGTGTCGTCGATGTCTTTTGCCAGTTTGGTATAGTCATCTCCAATCTCTTTTACAATTTCGTTTAAAAAATCCATCATACAAAAAATAGTTCAAGGTTTACAGTTTTCTCCACATTCCATCCAATCGCATCAAGAATTGCTTTGAGTGGTTCGACAAATGACTTTTCAAATTGTAGGTCATAGTCTATGTATTTGTCAAGACCAAGTTCATGAGGAAAGTCTTGAATAAATGAGATGACATTCTCATGAATGATATTTGGTTTCTTCAAATAAACAAATTTGATTTTTTCGCCATTAGTAATAAGAGAGTATTTATTTGTCAGTTTCTTCTCTTTGACATAATGATTGAATAGAAGTGCTCCGCGACAATGAATTGGGGTTCCTTTTGTGTAGATACTAGAATGAGATTTGTATTTAATGACATCAGATACTGAACGAGGGAACGCAATTTGTTCTGGAGGAAGTGCCTTGAAGTCATTGCGACACTTATCGATAAAGTTAATCACTTCTTCTTCAGTTCCGTTCATCATGAGTTTGAGACCATCCTTAATCATCGTTCTACAGGGTGCAGGAGTGGATGATTTAACTGCCTCAATACCCATCATCTTCAGTTTAGGTTCAGAATACTGAACCCCTTCACTGTTCCATACATTGAGAATATAGCGTTTCTTCGCAGTCCAAATACCGCGTTCTGCAATATTCTCACGCTTCATAATCATTTTTTGATCATATGCCGCAACGTAATCCGCAAGTTCCTTATAAGATCGTTCGATGAATGGTTCCAATTTGTCTTCACAGATCTTATCAAGTAACTCAACAACTTTTGTTTTATCATCAGACTTATGACTAAGAAATTTATCAACAAGAGGTCCCATATTAAGATAGATTGAGTCAGTGTCAGATGCAATGACATAATCGACTTCTTCGGTTTTTAAAATCTTATTTAGAAATCCGTTCATCTTATTCTCAATCCAACGGATAGAGACTTGACCAGAAAGCGTAATCGCTTCCGCATTGGCCAGTTTGTAGTAACGGAAATATTGATTACCGATAGCACCATATGCAGAGTTGAGTTGAATCTTACGAGCCATCTGAATATTGTTGCATCTCGCAATCTCTTTTTCCAATACCTTAGTTGGAGTTTTTTCATAATCTTGTTTTGCAATAAGCA